TGGTGCTGCTAAAGTTGAGCGTTTCCGCGTAGTTTTCAAGCTCCTGCGTTCCCCGCTGCTTTAGCATTTCAATATACTGTTCGTCGGTCATGGTGTGTTCGCTTTCGCCCTCGGTGTAGGTCTGCGTTATGTCGGTCGCGTTTACAAACACTTCCTGCCGTTCCAGCCCTTCCGCTGCGTTGCCTACCTCTACCACCTTCCGCGCTGCGCCCTCTTTTTCCTCTCCGCCGACGTATGCCGTACTTTTTAGGTTTTCTACGCTGTTTGTATATTCCTGCTCTTGCACGTTGTCAAACTCCTGGCTAAAGATGCAAGGGCGGTTTTCGGTTTGGTCTGCCGTAAGGTCTTGCCCGTCGTAGACTTCAAAGCGGTGCTTTTTGGCTTTTACGTCTGTGCGCACCCTAAAGCCCAGCTTTGACGCTTTTGCTGCATCTTCCGCCGCCAGCAGCACATTGACATACGGCTCACTGGTGTAGTCGATGTTCCCGCGCTCTATGCCCGTATCTTCCCCCAGCTCTACCCCCGGTATCTTCCGCGCGGGGTTTGCCGGATTTGTGATAGTTTCGGTCACAATTCGTCGCAAAATGCTCGGTGTGTTGTCGGTGGTGATAATCTGATTGAGCAAAATCCGCTTTCCCAGCCAGTGCGAAAGGAATTTGCCCTGCACCTCTATTTCCTCCGCGCCCGTCTTGTCCTTGCGGATGTTGATATACAGGATTTCGGCGGCTTCTGCGTCGCCCTGCTTCATAATCAGATGATTCTTTTTAAAAAGTTGCCCGTGCCGCTCGGTATACGGCACAAGCAGTTTAAATTCTCCGTTGCTCCAATAACGCCGCGTCCAGATTAACGACGTTATTTTTTCCGCAACGCCTAACAAGGTCATATCCTTGTCGTAGACGTACAGCAGCACGATTACACCCCCAGATAGTAGTCATTGTGGAATATCGTAACTTCCAAATTGTCCTCCAGCGCGTCCGCACTGTATCTAAAAAGGTTATCCCCCACGCTCAACTGTAAGTAGGTGCTGTCTACGTCGATGTATCGGAAAGCATCGGTGATTATGCCGTTTCGTTTGAGCGTGGTTTCTTTTTCTCCGTAGCCTGTTGATATGGTCAATTCGTCGCCTGCTTCCAGCTGGATATTAAATTTTATAAATTCGCGGGTGTCTACGTTTAACAGCTGCGGGTTTGTTACCTCGCCCGTAGCCCTAAAGACGATTTTCAGCCCCGCCGCCACGTCGCCTCCGTTGTACACGTTGACGATTAAAGACGGCTGCCTGTACCCGATTTCCCAGCCCTCCGGCTCGGGGATTTCCTCGGGAAATTCAAAAGCGCCGATCCACGTTGCAATTTCCTCCCGTGTTTCGCTCTCGCGCCGCCAGAACGGATTTAAACAAATCAGCTGCACGGCAAAGTCCTGCAAAATCGCTTTCCGGGAATAAATAGGCGCGTTATCAACTTTGCAGTCAATCACGCGCCGAAAATCCCCGTATTCGTATGTTAAGGTTGCCGCCAGGTGCGGGTTTAAAATATGGTTTAGCTTCCGGCGCAGTTCCAGGCTTTTCCCCTTGTCCCGCTCGTTGATGCTCCCCGTGATTTCAATTTCCCGGCTTTCGATTCGGTTCCCTAAATAGGTGCCCCATGCTACTGATACTATATATAGCGTTTCGCACGTCCGCAAGCCCCGAAACGTCATACATATTGGTGTGGTATGTACTAACGTGTGAAAATTCCACGCTTTCTCCGCGCTCGTTTGTGTAGGTTAATCGCTCTATTTTCCGTGCCATTATATACCTACCTCCCTTGCAATCAATTTAAATTGTTTTGCTGCTTCCCGCTGCTGCTGGGCGTAGCTTGTTTCGTTGGCGTATATGTTTTGGGTGATCTGGATTTTCTCCGGTTTAGGCTGCGGGACGCTTCTGGTCCTCGGGTTCTCCCGCTCTCCATATCCTCCCCCGCCTGTTCCTACGTTTAAATCTCCCATTTCTTTGTTTACAGTGTTCTTTATGTCATTGATTGCGTCCTGGATGTTGGCTTTCAGGTCGTCAATCATGCTGCTAAAGCCTTCCCAGATATTATTTACCATATCGACACCGATTTGCCTAAACTGCGGTGCATATCCTTGAAAAGCGTTGATAATCGGGGTCACGATCTGCCCTACGCGGGAAGTAATCAAGCTGACGTTTTTTACCATTCCTTCCGCTATGTTCTTGTCGATCTCCCTGCCCTCGTTTACAAATTTCTGGTGCTGTACCGTAAACGATGTGATAATACTTTGTACCATCTGCGGGACAACTGCCTGTATCTGCACCACGCCGCCTACAAAGCCCACGGCAATGTTTTTCGCCATGCCCTGCCCGATGACGTTAAACTGTGCCGCCTGCCCGTTCAGCCCCTGCATAACGGCCTGTACAATCGCGGTAATAGCTCCGCTTAATTGCCCGATATTGGATATAATCCCGTTGTTTACCGCGTTGATTGCTTCCTGTGCGGTCAGTGCTCCGGCGCCGCCGATTGCGCTTTGCATTTCGCTTGTGGTGCTTCCCATGTTTTCATCAAAGCCCACGCCCACGCCTGCGGCCATGTTCCCGCCGATCTCCGCAAATACGGTTGATGGGGAATGGATTCCCAGCAGGGCCTTCACGTTGTCCACGATCCCGCCGAAAAAGTCCGACACTTTGTTTGCAATCCATCCGCCCATTTCGCTGATTCCGTTCCAAAATCCCGTTATCAAGTCCTTGCCCGCCTGTAAAAGTTTTGTCGGCGCATCCTTAAAAACTCCCACAACACTGTCCAAAACTCCTTTTGCCGCGTTCCAAACACTTGTGACTGCCCCGCTGATTGCTCCCTTAAAGTTGGTCATAGCGTTTGTGGCAATGGTTTTAAGGTTCCCCGGCAAAGCCTGGATTGCGCCTTTTACCGTGTTCAGAATGTTGGTTCCCGCCGTTTTTACCGCTCCTATCATGGATGTAATACCATCCCGTAAAAATCCGATTGCGTTTTTACCCAGCTGCGCCCAGTTGAACGCGCTCCAAACGTCCACGATTGCGGTTATAATTTTCGGGATATTCGCCACTAAAGTAGGAATTGCGGAGATAAGCCCTTTTACCAAAGTCACGATAATATTAACGGCTACCGCTAAAATTTTCGGCATATTGTCGTTTATCAGGTTTGCAAATTTTGAAATGATCTCCGGCGCTTTTGCGATAAAATCAGGCAGCGCGTTCACAAGTCCCTGCGCCAGATTGGTAACAAAAGAAATACCTGCCTGAATCAAGGTTGGCAGATTCGCGGTCAACATATCTGCAAAGCCGTTTATCAGGTCAAGCGCTTTGTTTGCAAAGTTAGGGATTCCCGTTACAAGCCCCTGCCCTATGGTGTTTATCATTTCCGATGCGGCTGCGGTCAGCTTTGGTACTCCCTCTGTAATTCCCTTCCCCAGCGCTGCGGCAATCCCCTTGATTGCTTCTCCTGCTCCCGTCATCAGTGTGTCCCAAAGCCCCGCAAATCCCCGCTTCATCTGTTCGGCGGCTCCGGCTGTCCCGGTCATTGCGCCGGAAAGCCCGCCACCAATCAGCTGTATAGCCGGGGTGATCTCTTTGAGCAGTCCGGCAAGCGCCTGTTTTCCGGCTGTTACCGCAGGTTCAAACGCTGCGCCCATGTCAGCGGTTGCCTGTGTCAGCTCCGCCGTTGCTTTCCGCGCGTCCAAAATATCCCCGTTAAGCGTTTTGTATTTTGCGGCGGCTTCGCTATATAGCCCGTTGAGCGTTTTTGTAATCAGCGCCTGGCGCTCCTGTTCGCTTGTACAAGCGTCCAGCGATTCCTGGAATTTATCTTCGTTCACTCCCGCCCAATTCAGCGCGTCGGCAAGGCCGCCCGTCAGCTGCCCGGTTTTCGCTGTTTCGTTCGATGCTTCCGTCAGGTTTTCAATCGGCAAACTGTCGCCAAAGGTCGCAAATACGCCCGTCGCGATATTCGTCCAGGTTGCAAGCTCTTTTTGATTGTTTGTCAGCTTTGCTAGGTGCGACACGGCTTCTGTTGCCTGCCCTTCGTCGCCTAGCAGCGCGTAAAACTCTGTATAGGTCTTTTCCGCAGTCTGTGCCGTGTGTCCAGCGCTGGTAAAGGCCGCTTCCAGCTTGTTAAATTCCTCTCTGGTTTCCCGCGTACTCTCCACAAGGCCCACAATCGCCGCGCCCACTCCCGCAAAGGCTACGCCCATACCCGCTACCGCTTTGCCGATGCCCTTTGCTACGCCTGCGATTGTGCTTCCCAATTTTGAAAAGCCCGATCCGGTTTCCTCGGCTTCCTTTTCGGTTTTGTCCAGCTCTTTTTGCGACTTTTTCAGTTCTTTGTTTAAGTCCTTTGTGCCGTCCTCTGCCTTGTCGCTCCCGTCGCCCAAATCGTTCATAGCCTTTTCGGCTTCTTCCAGTTCCTTGTTCGTCCGGTTCAGTTCGTTCTGCGTCTTTGCCGCCGCGGTTGCAAATCGGTTTAATTCAATCTGCATATTTCGCGCCGCGTCCGCGCCTTTTTCGCCCTGATCCTTGTACTTTTCCAGCATCTGTTCGGCGGCTTTTACCTTCTGTACCTGCTCCTGATAGGTTTTGTTTAAAATGTCCTGCTTTGCTTTCAGCGCTTCCACGCCCTTTGCGTTGTCCGCAGACTGCGCGGCAGCCAGCTTCATTTCACTTCCCATCAGGCTTAAATTTTTGTTTATGTCCTTGATCGCGTCTTTGTACTCTTTTTCGCCCGTGATCTCTATCCGCGTTTTAATTGCGTCCTGCTCTTTTGCCATTGCTTATAATCCCCCCAATGCCACGTCAATCGGGTCGATTCCCTCCGGCGGTTCTGGCTTCCATTTTTCCGGGTGGAATTGTCTGTGTATTCTAAACAGCGTCAGTATTTTGTAAGGGGTCATCCGCCACACTTCCCGTTCCGGGTAGCCCAGCAGCACAGCCCCGATATAAATAAGGCGGGGCAGGTCTACTGTTCCTGTCCCGCCGTCACGTTTCCCTGTTCGGTTTCGTCATCGTCGTCCGTCTCCGGTGTTTCTTCGGAGGGAACCTCTTTTCCGACCTGGTCGATTGCGATTGACTTAAAAATACATTCCTGCGCGTATGCCATGTTTCCCGCGTGGATCATCTTTCCTACTTCCCTTTCGGTCAGCGGGCTTTCTCCCTCTGCTGCACCCTCGTTTAAAAGCAGCGCAAGCAGCCAGCGCACCGCCTTAAAGCGGTCTTTCCCGCCCATTACCTTGTCCAGCTCCCCCAGGTCGCCGAATTTATCTTGAATTTCGTCCATTGCGTTCAGTGAAAAGAGCAAGTGCCTTTCCTGATCTAAGTTGATTGGATAACGTCCGTCTTTAAATGCGCTCATAGCAAAATAAAGGGGAATCCCCCGCTGTGCGGCGGGTAATTCCCCTTTTCCTCCCTTCTATTTCCTTTATGCTCCCGGATTTTCTTCCCTTACTTTGGTAAACCACGACTGTGCCGCGCTCTCGGTCGGCTTTGCAACGTGTTCCGCTTTCCATTTTCCGTCTGGGCGCTTCATGATCGTCCCCACGATCTCCGGCGTTGCAAACTCAATACTGTCGCCTTTTGTGGCGTAGTTCTCACTCGGTACAGCAAATTTGACTTTGTACAGCCAGATATATTTATAGTCGCCGCTTGCTTTTCGCGCTCTGAATCCGATAGCCACATAGGGTGCAATATCTTCATCACTCGCATAAACAACCTTGTCGCTGTCCTGCTTCTGACCCAGCAGGGCTACCAGGGCAGCAGGCGGCAGATCGTTTACACCCAGCGTCAGCTCGCCGGAAACAAATTCCCGCACTACTTCGTCCGCGCCGTCGTCCGCGTAAAGGATGGATTCCGCTACCTCTACCGATAATTCCGCGCTGATCGCCTTTGCCAGCCGCACGGGTGTGCCGTACTTTTCCTGTCCCTCGGCTTCCTCTGTGATGGTCGCATAGTACAAATCTCTTAAACCGATTGTTGCCATACTGCTATACCTCCAAATAAGTCGCTTCCATTGGCAGGTGATAATATCCCGTGTCTTTTTCATAGATTTCTGGGTTTATCACGATATTATAAAAACCTGCTGATTTTAAAGCCGCTTTGGCTCTTTTCAGCAGGTCGATATAATCGCCTTTGGAATAGATGTGTATTTGATAAATGTACTCTGTCTTGTCTGTGTCGTCGTCTGAATAGCCTACCTCTTGCCCTATGATGATTTGAAACACAATATAGGTGTTTGCCTTTTCATCATACGAAAGCCGCGCTACGGGTACGCCCAGGGCTTCCAGCGCCGTTCTTAAAATGTTATCAACGGTCATTGCTGTTTTTTCCTCCATACCTCTTTCATGGTCTGGCTGATCTTGTCCCCGCTTTTGGCTTTGGCTGCCGTCAGCCACGGGCGGGCGCTCATGCCGCTCTTGCCGTACTGCGCCACAAATGCTTTTGTTGCGTTGCTCACGCCTTTGCGGTCTTTGCCTTGCGGGTATACCTCTATTGATTTTCCCCCGCGGCTCTCTTTGACTTTTGTTGCCTTTACAGAATCCCGCATATCCCCATAATCCACAAGTTCCAGCCGTTCCATTTCTTCCCGCTCGGATTCCACTAAAACCGCCGCCCCTGCTTTCAGCATTTCGGGGACTGCTTCTTCTGCTGCTTTTTCTCGCCTTTGCAGCTGTTTTTCGATTTCTTCCAGCCCGGAAAGTTTAATCTGTGCCATTTTCCCCGCTCCCCCTCTCGGTCAGGTCGGAAAGTGTCAGCTCCACCGTTTCCCCGTTTTTGCTCAAATAGGTCCGTAGCACCTTGTACCGCTTTCCCTCATGCTCGGCAAACGGCTCCCCGTGGTACTCTGCGGCGTACACGTCAAATTTTATTTCCACGCTGTATCCCGCCTGCTGCGCCTTGTAAAACTCGGCATAGCCTACGGATTTCTTGTTTGCAAAAACGACGCTCTTTGTTTCGGCGGGCGGGTTTGGGAAGCCGTTTTCGTTGGTTGGCTCGTCCGGCGGCACGGTTGCAATCAAGGTCAGCTCATCACTCCACTGCATCCGGTTCCCTCCCCCTCAATATGCTCTCGGTCATCATCAGGTGGCTTTTCTTCTGGTATTCGTTTGTCAAACTCAAACCGCACCTTAAATTTTCATACGCCTGTTGGTATTTCTCGCTGTCGTCGCTATATCCAAAGTTCC